CTGAAATACTTGGTAGACTGTCCCGGACTTTACTAGTGCCCGAGAGAATTACTATTCGTTTCCGAGTACAAGTGATCTAGACTAAAACTAGATAATATTATCTTTGTGGTGAGCAGATGGTGAACCAGTTATAACCTATGTTACCAGATATTTCTACTCTTAATTAGTAGTCAATCTTTTATTTGTTGTTTTTTAATTTTAATTTTTAAATTCTCAGAACCCGGCCTTGTGTCGTACTTTACTTTATTAGTATTACATGACCTGTACATTTTAAAATATTGTTTTTTTCAATATTACCAATTTGGTTGTATAGTTGCCTGGATCCTTTTTACGGTTCGGTTCCATTTAGAAACCTATCCCGAAAAGACTAGGAAGATCACCAAAATTATTATTAATCTCCAACTCTTAGTAGAGAGTCTGAAGATTTAACTTTAAGTGTTAAACTCAGATTTGAAAAGTTCTTTAAATGAGATCGATTCAATTAGGATTCCAGGGAACTGCACACTCTATCTTTAAGGTAGAGAAATATTGAAAAGAACAATATTTGAATTGTGCAGGTCATGTGATGCTTTTAAAGTACAGCACGACATAAGCCCGGGTTCTGAAAATTTAAATTTAAAATTATGATGATCTACTAATATTAACAATGAAATTTATTATTTATGGATGATGATTTTTATTTACTATGTGCTTAAGCCATTTGATTTCGCTGATTTCTTCTGAAGTTAGATTCTTAAGCTCGCCAATTAGTTGTCTCTCTCTTTTTGACACCATAGGCCCTCCACTCGTATTTGAGTCATATTCGATGAGCTTAGCTCCTACGAGTCTGTCATGGATAATCGTGGCGGGTTCTATTAGTAAATCGTCTACGTAAGACAAACATATAATTGATTCACTTAACTCAGCTGCTTTTTTGAGATCTTTTTCGTTACGCATTACGCATTGGGATCGTAATGTATCTCATAACGATAGATTAGGGAGTATGTTAGACAATTGTCTGTCCTTAGATTTCTCAGTTTTCTTTTTTATATTTCTGAAAATATCTAATGATAAATGAGGTGCTTTTAATCTCGTATAATGCAAGAGAGAATTATCATCGTTAATATTTAGACCTTTCTTAACAAATCAATATAATAAATAAAAATATTCATTACTGTCTTTTTCAAGAAAGGCTGATAGAAAATCCATTAGTTTATCATTTCTTATTCTTACTATAAAATAAGATAAGAAATTTTCGCAATTGGCTTTTCCAGCTCATCATGCAAACATGACACCGAATGGTATTTTATCAATTTTATATCCTCTGATGATATAGTTTCTTGCAAATTCGAGATTATGCCTTCCTTTATCTTCTGAGACAATTGTCTTATTTAGATTTACTTCAACACCTATATCTTTCATTACTTGTATATATTTCAAGTAACCTTGTTTATCGTTTTTGATTATCAGATCGTCTCCTACAATCCTATAGTTATCTGAGCTTATCTGACAAACTTGATTAACAATGTAGTGATGAAGCATTGCCATGGAAGTCCAAGATGAAAAAATACCCATACCTTGTCCAACTGAATAGGATATATCCTTATCATTATTTATTGGTGATCCTTTTGTACTATATGTACGATCAACAATTTTAAGTCAGTTGGAGGCAACGCTAAAGCCATTACCATTCAGCTTGTTTCATATTTGTTCTATAATTTTTGATTGCAATACTCTCGGGAGACGGTCTGTCGCAGCGGACAGATCTATTGAGTAGAAGTAATCTGCATCTTTATCATAGATGTCCATACCACTCGGATGATCAAAAGTTCTATCTGATTTGATTTTCGATAGAATCTGAAACATAGTGAAATGTATCCCTGATAGCACAGTTTGTGTAACTCAGTCTACATTTGCTATGATTCTAGCTTTTCCTCCGGGTGCAGTAAAATGAAATAATCTGGAATGGATTTTATTATCCATGAACTCTCTATCTATCTCTATGTTCGGCACTAGTATCGAGAGTAGATAGAGAAGATGGTCGCCATTTATAAACAATGAAGCCATAGACTTTATTGCCGAGAATAACCTATCGTCATTCATTAGTGCGGCAACGTCTGCTAAAATTTGGGATGAGGATGCACCTTTATTAGGAGACGAAGCATTTCCTGAATACATATGAAGTTTATTATATCTAAA